AAGGCTCTTCAGCCAGCGATACGGTTTGAGAAGTCCCAGTGCCTAGACCTGCCGCCGATCACGTACTTGACCCGCGAAGCACCGATGAGCGCACAGCAGCGCAAGTACTACGACGCACTAAAAGATGAGCTACACATCGAAGCTGCGGGCGAAGAGATCTCTGCCGTGAACGCTGCAGTCAAGATCAACAAGCTACTGCAGATCGCGTGTGGTGCAGCTTACTCGAACGACAAGAGCGTAGTGGACTTTGATGTATCTCCTAGGCTCGCAGTGGTCGAAGAGGTGATCTCTGAGGCGAGTCACAAGGTGCTTGTTTTCGTGCCGTTCTCACACACCATCGACCTGCTTCAGAAGCACCTAGCTAAGAAGGGCATCACCAGTGAAGTGATCGACGGCAGTGTCAACGTCAACAAGCGCACCGACATCGTTATGCGGTTCCAGAACTCGCCGACTACGAAGGTGCTGGTCATACAGCCACAAGCTGCAAGTCATGGACTGACGCTCACTGCCGCCGACACCATCATCTGGTACGCCCCGGTTACCAGCGTAGAGACGTACCTGCAAGCAAACGCTCGCATTGATCGACCCGGTCAGAAGAACAACATGACCATCGTGCACATCCGCAGTAGTCCTATCGAGAGCAAGCTGTACTCAATGCTGCGGTCAGGCATACAGGAGCACAACAAGCTCGTAGATCTGTATAGGGCTGAGTTCGCATCAACCCCTTGACATTGTCAAGAAGCATGGTAGGATGCCCTTCCTACCGATCAACCCGTGGAGTTAGAGATGTCGGAAGAAGCCGAGATGGGGGCGACCCCGCAGTTGGATAAGTTGACCGAAGCATTTATCAAAATCAGAGACGCAAGGAGTGAGTTGAAGCATGAGTACGAAATAAAAGACAAAGCGCTCGAAGAGAGCGCCAAGATGCTTGAGCAGGCTATGCTCGACGCATGTAAGCAGCTGGGCGTTGACAGCGTCCGCACCCCCTACGGCACGATCATCCGTTCAGTTAAATCACGGTACTGGACGAACGATTGGGATTCGATGTATCGGTTCATCAGTGAACATGATGCGTTCGCCTTGCTGGAGAAACGCCTTCACCAGAGTCACATGAAGGAGTTCCTAGCTGAGAATCCAGACCTGCAGCCTATGGGTCTGAATGTTGAGAGTGAGTACACCGTGGTTGTTAGACGAGCGAAAGGAAACTGAGATGAATGACATCACCATTGTTGACCAGAACATGCCCGACTTCCTCCGTGAGGCTGGGCTTAGCGCACTCACCAAGCAGCTTGCCGGTCGTACCGGCGCGAAGCGGATCGTTCCCCGCAATGGGATCTTCCGCAAGTTAGTCGGCGGCGAGGAGATGGGCAAAGTCAAAGGCCCGATCAACACGATCGTGGTCAATGCCTCTCCGCACGTAGGTCGTATCTTCTACGCCAAGCAGTGGTCTCCCGATGCCGAGCCGACTGCGCCGGATTGCTTCTCGAACGACGGTCGTACTCCTGACGCTGGGGCTAACAGCCCACAGAGTGATCGGTGCGACACCTGCCCTCAGAACGTCAAGGGGTCAGGTCAAGGCAACTCGAAGGCCTGCCGGTACTCTCGCCGACTCGCTGTGCTGCTGGAGGAAGACTTTGGCACTGCACTTGAAGGGCATGTGTATCAGATGAACCTTGCATCGAAGTCGTTGTTTGGTGATAGCCCTTCGGACAAGGTGCATCCGTTCGAGAACTACACGAAGTACCTCGCCAACAACGGCAAGAACATCGATCACCTTGTGACTACGATCATGTTCAATGAGGACAACGACAATCAGTCGGTGGTCTTCACCGCTAATCGGTACATCAACCGTAACGAGTTCGAGGTGCTGAACAAAGCGGCTGCTGCTCCCGAGACGCAGCGTCTGGTGATTATGACTCCGTATCAAGCCGATGCCTCTGGCAGAGGTGCACCCAAGCAGATCGCAGCCCCGCAAGCCGAGGCTGTTGTCGAGCCGACCAAACGCGAAACCCGCAAGCCTGAAGCACCTCCCGCCGAGAAGAAAGATCTCAAGACGGTGCTGAAGGACTGGACTGCCGAGGAGTAATCTATGGGATACGGTTACAGCCAGAACCTAGTTCGAGCCAACAAACAGGCAAGTGCTAGGTCTCTGGGTGTAGCCTTGGGTAGGGTTTGCATTCGACGGGGGGTCAGCGTCACCCAGATTGCAGAGCACTTCGGTGTAAGCAGGATGACGATCTACAACTGGTTCAAGGGGGTTAACAACCCCCGCCCCGATCTCATAGCCCAAGTCCAACGCTACATAAAGAATGCACTGTAAATGCCATTTGACCTACTCGATGCCGTTCTACCGGCAGAAGGACGCTACTGCGTCTTCGGTGTAGGTAAGTACCCTGCGCAATCGTTTGTAGACACACGAGAAGAGGTAACAGCCAGAGCGGAGGAGCTGGTTCGCAAACGCATGAATGCGTTCTTTGGCTGCGCCAAATACGGCCCCGAGAACAACCGCACACATGAGAACGCGCACTTCTTTCGAGCCCTATGGTTAGACCTTGATTGTGGAGAAGCAAAGGCAGCAGAAGGCAAAGGCTACCCAACACAGGAAGCTGGACTCCTTAAGCTGCGTGAGTTCTGCAAAGTACTTAGCCTGCCAAGGCCCATCATCGTAGATTCAGGCTACGGTCTGCACATCTACTGGTTGTTTGAGGAGGTACTGACACAGAGAGAATGGGTTCCTTTGGCTAAGCGGCTGAAGGAGCTGTGCGTCAAGCACAACCTGATCGTTGATCCTGCGGTCTTTGAAGCATCACGAGTGCTGCGTATTCCGGGCACCTTCAACTTCAAGCATGACGGCAAAGTTGAAGTCACCGTGATCAACGAAGAAACGGAGAGGTTGCCGTATGCGCGAGTGAAGGAGCTGCTCGGCTACGAGCCCTCCGAAGATGAAGTACCTGACTACCTGCCGCAGAAGCGCAGCACGATGATGCAAGCCCTGATGGGCAACCGTGTCAAGCGGTTCAGTCTCATCATGAAGCACTCGGCGGAAGGGAACGGATGTCAGCAGCTAGTCCACTGCTACGAGAACCAAGCGACGTTAGAAGAACCGATGTGGCGAGCGGCGTTGTCCATAGCTGCGTTCTGTGAAGATGGGCGCAAGTCTGCGCACAAGATGTCGGATCAGTATCCCGGCTATGACCCTGATGAAGTAGATAAGAAGCTGGACTACATCATCGCCAAAGGTGGTCCGTACACCTGCGGCACGTTTGAGAGCTTGAACCCAACAGGTTGCGAAGGGTGTCCTCACAAGGGAACCATCAAGTCGCCGATTGTGTTGGGTGCAGATGTAGCCGAGGCTGACAGCAACGAGGTGGTTGTAGAGACAGCGGAGGGTGTGCAGAAGTACGTCATACCGACGTACCCGTTCCCGTATGTCAGAGGCAAGAATGGCGGCATCTACAAGAAGCCGATGGAGGAAGAGGAAGAGCTGGTACTTGTGTACGAGTATGACTTCTATCCGGTCAAGCGGATGAAGCATCCTGAGCTAGGTGAAGTTGCGCTGTTTCGACTCCATCTTCCGCAGGACGGTGTCAACGAGTTCGTGCTGCCGATAACGGCAGTGGTTGTCAAAGAGAAGCTACGAGAGGGCATCGCCCATCACGGGGTGGTGACCACGGGTAAGCAGATCGAGTTCCTTACCCACTATGTAGCTGCATCCCTAAAAAATATGCAGTTTGAAAGGAAAGCAGAGATCATGAGGACACAGTTTGGCTGGGTCGATAAGGACAGCAAGTTCATCCTCGGCGACCGAGAGATCACCAAAGACGGGGTGTTCCATAGCCCTCCGTCTGCCGTCACGAAAGATGTGGCGCAGCATGTCCACTCCAGAGGGACGCTTGAGAAGTGGCAGGAGGTGTTCAACATGTACAACCTCCCCGGTCTTGAGCCCCATGCGTTTGCTGCACTCACTGGGTTTGGTTCGCCGCTCCTGAAGTTCACAGGCCTCGAAGGTGCGCTCATCAACGTGATTCACCCGGAGTCTGGCTCTGGCAAGTCCACCACGCTCTACATGTGCAACAGCATCATGGGGCATCCTAAACGTCTTGGATCTATTTGGAAGGACACAGCTAACGCAAAGATCCAAGTGCTCGGTGTGATGAACAATCTGGCGAACACGATTGACGAGATCACGAACACCACACCGGCTGAGTTCTCAGAGCTGGTCTACAGCATCACGCAAGGTCGGGGCAAGAACCGAGTCAAGAGCAATGCGAATGAGCTGAGGGTGAACAACACCTCATGGCAGGGCATCTCATTGGCGTCGGCGAACGCATCGTTCTACGAAAAGCTCGGTGCGCTGAAGACCGCTCCGGACGGTGAGATGATGCGGTTGCTTGAGTACCACATATCTCCCAACGATATCATCGACCCAGCACGAGGCAAAGAGCTGTTCGATCATCAGCTGTTCGACAACTATGGGCATGCAGGAGAAGTCTACTTGCAGTGGTTGGTCAACAACCTTGAGGAAGCCAAAGACCTACTGATGAAGGTGCAGGCTCGGCTCGACAAGCAGCTTCAGGTAACGCAGAAGGAGCGGTTCTGGTCGGCAACAGCAGCTTGCAACATTACGGGCGGGTTGGTTGCCAAGAACCTCGGCCTGATTGACTTCGACATGAAGCGGATCTATGACTGGCTTGTCGGTATGTTAGCCATGATGAGGAAGGATGTAGACATCCCAGACGCTACCCCTCAGTCGGTGCTTGGGTCGTTCATCAATTCGTACCTGAGTCATGCGCTGGTCGTGAACGGTACGGTCGATACAAAGACTGGACTGACGCCCATGCCGCTATCTGAGCCAAGGGGTGAGCTGATCATTCGCTATGAACCTGACAGCAAGTCACTGTATGTACCCGCTGCAGTGTTCAAGAAGTATTGCGTTGAGCGGCAGGTCAACTACAAAGATACGCTGCGGTCACTGGCTGCTGATGGGGTGTACCTCGAACCAGTCAACAAGCGCATGAGCACAGGTATGAATATCTCGTCACCACCTGTCCGGGCGTTGAAGTTCAATGCCAAAGACTTCGGTATCGAGCAAATTGTTACGCAGAATGCGAGTTGAAGGCGTCAGCTATCAGATGGACTGGTCTAAGTTCCGTACGGGGTACTCGTTCTTTGTACCCTGTATAGACCAGAAAGCAGCACGGGCGGCAATCAGGGAAGTGACCAACCGGCTCGGCATACGCATCGAGACCAAGGTTGTGATCGTAGATGGAGTGAAGGGGTTGCGCGTCTGGAGAGTCTGAGTTACAATGCCTCTGTCGTCATTGCTCTCTCCTTCTCTCTGTGTGTTCTTCCAGAGTTGGCCCCGGTCTAAGACCGGGGCTTTTTATTTGGCGGCTTCGGCTGCTAGCTTACGACCCGACACATCAAAGAGCTCCATCATCTGCGGGTAGTACTTCTTCTCAACGGCAAGCCCACGCTCTGCAGTTACTCGGCGCTCCAAGCGAGTACGCAAAGACTTTTTAATTTCCGAAGGTCGGATTGGGTCGAACCAATTTTTGGCGTTGTACTTGAAGATGTCTTCCAGCACCTTATCCACATTTCCATCTTCACGTAGCTCCAGATCAAGTCGGTCCATAAGCTTGCGCTTCTGATTTTGAATTTGAATCCGCAAAGCATTGGCCCTAAACAAATCTTCTCGTCGAGCCACAAGCCCTTCGGTGCTGAACCCCGCGCTTTGGCCGATGATCTGCCCAATCGTAAACTCGTTGGCGGGTTTGATCTCTGCACCCCACGTAGTAGACGCACCTTCCGTAGCATAGCGATACGCAGTGACCGGTGACCTAGCGATAGCGGGAAGCAACTGCTCCATACCTTCAAGCAGCTTTCCTTGGTTAAAGAAGTCAATTGCTTTGGGAAGTTGCTTGCTGATGAGTGATGCAAACGGACCCATCAACGAGATCAAATAGTCCTGCATCGCAGCCTGAGCAGTTGCGGTTTCCTTCAGTTCAGGGAACCACATGTTGTTCAGCGACATGCTGCCGGTAAAGTCAAACCCAGTGAGCGAAGCAATGACTCCACGATCCACAACATCTGACAACGGCTTGCCTGCAATCGTGATGTTTCCAAACGTCTGCGGTATCCAGATGTTGCGGAACCAAAGCATCAGATCCCGTTTCTCAAGCGGATCGTCCTCGTCATCATCCATCATTACCTTGCGCAAGCCTGACAACACGCCGAGAGCAAACGAGAAACCGGGGATGCCCATCACACCAGCAAGCGTGAACGACATCAAAATAGTTCCAAAGAACTGCACGGCTGCTTCTTTACGCTCTTCTTTCGTGTAGCCCTTACCCAGCATGCGATACAGATTGCGCACGAAGTAGGTAGTCACGAAGGCTGGGAACATCTTAAATTGCAGAATGGCTCGGCCCAATGGCTTGTGCGCATCCAGCAAAACTTCTCGCTCAGCAGTAGCACCGATACCCCGAGGACGGTTAGAAGAGGCAAAGTTGCTCAGCGCATCGTAAGTTTCTTTCTCCGCACGTTGTGCAATTTGCTCAAAAGACTCGTCTGGATACTTCTGTCGGTTTAACCTGAACGAAGCCATGAACGTCACTTCACGGATCAGCCGTTCGCTGTGATGGAACAACGCAGTCATGGCGTTAATAGCCGCCCTAGCCCCGCGTCGGAAAGTTGAGTTTTGCACTTCAGTGGGCATCTTCTTGCGGTTACCCAAATCATACGCAAGTGTGTTTTCAGTCAAGCCTCGATCAATCATGTACTGAACCGCTTGGCGTTCTTCAGGGTTTAGCTTCACGCGCTTAGATTGAGCAATCGTAGGCGCAACCCACGAAGTAGATCCGTCCG